AGCGGAAGCCGACGAGGTAAACGTAGGGGACTTCGTAAGCTGGAACAGCTCCGGAGGACGTAGCCAGGGGGTTATAGTAGAAGTAGAGCGTAACGGACAAATAGAAAGCGACAGCGGCTTTAAAGTAAACGGCACGGCGGAAGATCCCGCAGCGCTTATAAGTATTTACGAATACGATAGCGAAGAGCAAGCTTTTGTAGAGCGTAAGCCGCCGCTAAGAGTAGCGCACCTCTTCAGCACCTTAACGAAAGTAGACGGCGCAGAGGTACGCAGTAAAGAGAACCTAGTAGAGCAAAGAAGCTACAACAGCGAAACAAGAGCTGTAGAGGGCAGAACGGTAGAAGGTTACGCTAGTGTATTTAATTCAATGAGCGAGGACTTAGGAGGCTTTAGGGAGATCATACTACCAGGAGCTTTTAAGAACGCTCTTAACGACGATATACGAGCGCTCTATAACCACGACAGTAACTACCTGCTAGCTAGAACTGCTAGCGGTACGTTAGAAGTTAAGGAGGACGATAAAGGCCTTTACTATAGGTTTGAGATGCCTAACACCTCTTACGGTAACGACTTACTGGAGCTTTATAAGAGAGGAGATTTAACGCAGTCAAGTTTTGGCTTTACTGTGGACAAAGATAGCTGGCGCCTAGAGGACGGCCAGCACATAAGATATATAGAGAGCGTAAGCTCCCTATTTGACGTATCGGCCGTAGTTTACCCGGCATACGTACAATCCTCAAGCGGACTACGCAGCGCCGAGCCTAACGGCGAAGGCGAAGCGGAGGAAGCGAGAGAGACACCCAAAGAGGAGGTAAACTTGAATTTATATAATGCTTTAATTAAACTAGCTAAAAATGAACGCTAAACAATTGCGCGAAAAACGCGCTGCTCTTATTGAGCAAATGCAAGGAATGGTAGCGGCTGCTGAAGCAGAAGGCCGTAACCTTTCAAACGAGGAAAACCAAAAGTTTGACACTATGAATAACGAAGTAGAAGAGCTACGCGCTTCTGCTACTCGTATTGAAAGAGCTGAAGAACTTAAAAAAGAACTAGCTTCTAAAGCTGACGAGGTACGCGACAACGGAGCACCTGCTAAAGTAGAAGCTCGCGACGCTTTTAACGCTTACTTACGTAGAGGCGTTAACGGTCTAACACCAGCAGAAGCTAACGCTTTAGGTGAATTGCGTACTGGCGCAGATAACGCGCAAGTAACTACTAACGACGGTTTAGGCGGTTTCTTAGTACCGGAAAACTGGAGCGACTTTGTAAGCGCTACCGAGTTATTTAAATCAGACATTGAGCAAGTAGCTACAGTTATCCGCACAGCTAACGGCCAAGCGTTTAACTTACCTGCTAATAACGATACTTCAGTAGTAGCTGCTATCTTAGGAGAGGCTACCGCAGTTACTCGTAGCGATATGACTTTTACTAACGTGAAGTTTGATCCTTATACTTACTCTTCGGGATTGGTACAAGTATCTAACCAATTGATGAGCGATAACGCTTTTGACCTTTCTAGCTTTGTAGGTGGCCAATTGGCTAACCGCTTAAAGAGAGGTATTAACGCGGGCTTAACTGATGGTAACGGTACTTCTGCGCCTCAAGGTGTAGTAACTGGCTCAAGCTTGGGTAAGACTGCTGCTGCTGTTGATGCTGTTACAATTAGCGAAGCTATGGACCTTTTCTATAGTGTAGACGCTTCTTACCGTAACGCTCCGGGCGCAGGGTGGATGATGAATTCTAGCACCGCTAAAGCTATTCGTATTTTAGGATTTGGCGAAACTAACGACTTCCCGGCTTACGTTCCTGGAATGGCAGTAGGTGAAATGGATATGTTATTCGGTAAGCCAGTCTACATTAACGAAGATATGGACGATATAGCTACGGGAGTTAAGTCTATCTTATTCGGGGACTTTTCACAGTACTACATTCACGAAGCCGGCGGCGTACAAATCTTACGCTTAAACGAGCGCTTTGCTGACGAGTTAAGTACTGGCTTTATTGGTTACCGTAGAGTAGATGGTAACGTACTACAGTCAAGCGCTATTAAGCACTTGATCCAAGCTTAATAAGTTTGTATGAAGGTTATTTTTGACCAAGCTATAGCAGGGGTAGACTTCCACTACCGTAAGGGACAAGTGGAAGTTCTACCCGCTGCGGTAGCTCAAAGATACTTAAACGCTGGCTTTTGCTCGGTAGTAGAGGAGAAGAAAGCGGCTAAAGCTGAAAGAGCAGTAAGCAAAAAGACCACAAAAAGAACAACCCGCAAAGCTAAGTAATGAGCTATAGTATAATTACCCCGGCAACTTTAAAGGCTTTAACCGTACAAGAGGTTAAGGACTATTTACGCGTAGACTCTAGCGACGAGGACACTCTACTAGGGGTACTTATAGACGCTGCTACGCAAATAGGCGAGCACTACTTAGGGCGGTTCTTATTGACTACGGTTATAGAAGAGTTTTACGACTTTTTCCCAGTATATAAAACGGGTGTAAATCCGTTTCAAGGGGACCGTAATATAGTGTATTTAAGCAGGGGGCCGGTACAAAGTATAGCCTACGTTAAGTACATAGACGGCAACGGCGACGAGCAGACGGTAAGCGCTAGCGATTACGCTACCGACCTAGTTAGTGAGCCTGCGCGTATAATGCCGGACCAAGGCTGGCAAGCTACAAAGGACACGGTAAACGCTGTTATAGTGCGTTATACTTGTGGATATACTCAAGCTTCGGACGTACCGGCTAATATTAAAGTAGCTTTACTTTTGATTATTGGCGAGATGTACGAGAAGCGAGTAGACAGCGTACACCGCTTACCAACGGCTAGCGAGCACTTGCTAAACCCTTATAGAGTTTTCCGCTTTGATTGATCCGGGTAAGCTAGATAGACGTATAACGCTTAGAAGCGCTACCATAGCTAAAGACTCTTTTGGCGAGGACGTGCGTACTTATAGCGACCTGGCTAACGTATGGGCTAAAGTAGAGTATAGAGGTATACCCAAAGAAGGCGAGGAAACCTCTAAAACTACGAGCGTAAATAAAGTACGTTTTACTATTAGATACCGCAGCGACGTAGACGCTACGAATAAAATAAGCTGGAATAGCAACACCTACGAAATAGAGGGCGTAAGCTTGGAAGGTAGAGAGCGTTACTTAATTATAGACACTACACTTCGGGACTGATGAGGCAAGGTATTTATTTTGAGGTAGAGGGCTTAGAAAAGGCTTTAATGAAGCTAGACCGGTTAGCAGAAATAGACCGTAAGAAAGCTAGGCAATTTAAGGCCGGTATAAAGAAAGCAGCTAGGCCAATGGTAAAAGCTGTTAAAGGTTCTATAACTAATTCTAAAAACAAAAAGGCGGTTACTAAAAGTATACAAACCAAGCGCTCGAAAGATCCTGCAAAGCGTAAGTACAAAGAAGTAACTTATAAAAGCGGTAACTTAAAAAAGTCTATAGGATTTTTTCCTAGTAGAAAACGCGGAGCGCTTTTAGGGTATGTAGGAGCTAGGACCGGAAGAAGAGCGGGTAAGACTTTCGACGGGTATTACGCAGCTATCGTAAACTATGGAATAGGAAGAGGTAAAGCTAAAGCGGAACCGGACAAAAAGAATAACATAGATTACGCAGAGAAAGGCTTTAACAAAGCTGCAGCACAAACACAAGCACAGCTATTAAGAGAAGTACAAAAAATACTAAAGCAGAGCATATACCAGCTAAGTAGATAATGAACGAAGGCAAAGCTATATATACTATTCTAACCGAGGACGCGGGAGTATCTGCGGTAGTAGGTACTAGAGTTTACCCGCAAGTAGCAGCCCAAGGGGCCGCTTTTCCTTTTGTGGTATATGTGTTACAAGATAACACCCCTAGCGACACTAAAAGCGGGGTAAGCACTTTAGACGAAATACGCTACGACATAGTAGCGGCAGCGGAAACCTATAGCGCTTTATCAAGCCTTACGGAAAGAATACGCCTAGCTTTGGACCGTTACTCCGGAACTGTTAGCGGCATAGTAGTAGACAGCATACAGTTTACGGAGCTGGACGTAGATAACGATCCAGCTACGGAGACTTTCGTAAGCAGCTCGGAATACATTTTAAGAATCAAGCGATGAAAATAACACTAACAAAAAAAGTAACCTCTCCTAGCGGTAAGAAGCTAGCTAAAGGTCTAACTTTAACAGTAGTAAACGAATACGGCCAGGAGCTTATAGAAGCGGGAAAGGCTGTTAAATTTGGAGAGGAAGCCCCGGCAGAAGCTCCGCAAGTAATAGAAGAAGAACAAATAAATTTAAATTAAAATGGCAACTACTGGCATTATGAACGGAACCCTTTTAGGGGTTTACGTAGGAAGCACTCTAATAGCTCACGCTACCGAGGGCTCTATTTCTCTCTCGATGGATACGAGAGACGCAACAAGTAAAGACTCTAGCGGAAGCAGAGACTTACTAGAAGCAACTAAAAGCGGTACTATTTCAGTATCTGCATTATACGCAGAAGACGCAGCTTACGGCGTAGACGATCTTATGACAGCTTGGAGCGGACGTACTGCTCTTACTGTTAAGTTCTCTACTGAAGTAACGGGAGACCACTACTGGAGCGCTTCGGCTTACGTTACTTCTTTGGAAGTAAACGCAGGTATGGAAGACAATGTAAGTTACTCGGCAACGTTTGAGCTAACCGGCGCTATAACTTACGGCGTAGTATCTTAATAGCAAACACTAAACACACTTAAAGCAAATGGTAAAGAAGGTAAACATAGGAGGCGAAGAGAGGCCAGTAAAATTTGGCTTTGCCGCACTAATGCAATTTACGGACGCTACCGGTTATACGTTAGCGCAGTTAGATAGTATAGGCGACAGCCTAACACTTAGCCAAGCTATAGAGCTTATAAGAGCTGGACTAAAGCAAGGCGCTAGAGTAGAAGGCGAAAAGTTTAACGCTACACCGGAAGAGGTGGCCGACTGGCTAGACGATAGCCCCGGAGCTTTAGAGGAAGTGTTAGCAATCTTTACCGAAAGCTTTACAACTGCAAAAAAGTAGAGGGGGCTAGGGGCTCGAAAAGCCCCGAAGCCCCTCTAACTTTTGACCGCTGCGAAGAGATAGCTTTAGGGTTATTAGGTTACAACTACAGCGAGTACTTACAATTAACCCCGCGCAGCCTAAATAATGCTGTAGCGGGTTTTAGTGAAAAGAGGGAAGCAGAAAGCCGCGAGCTTTGGGAGGTAATGCGAAGCCAAACGGTAACGCTAGTAAACTTACAGCTTCCTACGAACAAAAGAGTAAAGCCCAAGCAGCTCTATAAATTCCCTTGGGATAACGCACACAAAGCAGGGCTAAAACTAACTAAAGAGGAAGCTAAAGCAATACTAAGCAAATGGCAAAAAGAAGCGTAGCGAGTACTAACATTAGCGTAGGGGCAAACCTTACCGGATTACAAAGAGGCCTAAAGATAGCTAGTAGAAGTTTACGCCGTTTTGGTACTCAAGCTAAACAAATAGGCACTAGCCTAAGTACTAGTATTAGCGCTCCTCTAATTGGATTAGGTGCTATTTCAGTTAGGACCTTCCAAGGCTTTGAAGCCGAAATGAGTAAAGTAAAGGCCGTCTCCGGTGCTACTGCTCAAGAATTTAAAATACTAGAGGCCCAAGCTAAAAAGCTAGGGGCTACTACAACCTTCACAGCTTCCGAAGTAGCAGGCTTGCAGGTAGAATTTGCGAAGCTTGGTTTTACGGCTAGCGAGATAGACAAGGTTACGGAATCTACGCTATACTTAGCCCAGGCCGGAGGCGCTGAACTAGGACGAGCGGCAGAAGTAGCAGGATCTACTTTACGAGCTTTCGGACTAGCAGCAGAAGAAACCGGCAGAGTTACGGACGTAATGGCTAAGAGCTTTAGCACGAGCTCCCTAGATATGGAGAGCTTCGCGGAAGCTATGAAGACCGTAGCGCCTATTGCTAAAGCTACGGGCGTAAGTATGGAGGAGGCTAGCGGTATGCTAGGCGTTTTAGCCAATAACGGTATTAAAGGCTCTATAGCAGGTACAGCTCTAAAGAAGATACTTAGCGACTTACATAAGGAAGGT